GGTATGGTGACCCCAACTCCTGCTGTGATTTAATCCGGCAGTTGTCTAAGTACCATGTATGTCCAATCCTTAATGTGGCCGTCACACCTGAGCAGAAACTAGCCCAAAAGGCCAGGGGATATGCCCTTAGTGACCCTAATACCCCTGTCATAGGGCCATATTCCCGGCGTGTAGTTGATCTCACTGAACATGTGTCATTAGATCCTCAGCAACACTACACTGCCCCTTATCTCACACGTTTCGAGGCATCTGCCCAGTACCCCAATGACCCTGGTGACTGGATGGATGATTACGCCGCTAGCCTTGGTTTGGACTTAGCACGGTTTGATGCATGGTTTGCCAACAATTTAGACCTCAAAGGTCTTATGTCGGTACCGTTGCTCGCCGAGCCTAAACCCCCTCCTAGAGCCATCGTCCCTGTTGTCGTGAATCACGTGGCTCATGAAGTCCCCGTGCAACATACTCCGCCTCCAATCTCGCATAGCCCAAGAGCTCCTTCGACCCGCCAGCCATCTACAGCTGGTCCCAATCGAGTGTCAAGTCAGCAACAAGCTAAAGTGCGACGATCGTCTAATTGGCGCGGACCCAAAAATTCCACCTCTAACATTCCGGCCCCTTTGGGCGCGGCTGTTAGGAGGTGAGCAGAGGAAATCGTGCGTGTATCCAGGCCGTTGGGGCCTGGGGTTTTTAATATAAAGTAGCCATATTATTATTACACGCATTAAATAAAACCTAGTTTATTTATATACTATTCTATTCTTATTCTTATCTATTATTGAATGAATGCCAACAAGAAAAATTCCCGTCCCAAACAAAATACCGTTTCGCCTGGATTCATTGGACCCCTTGCCCAATCCCAGCGCCGTCGTGGGCCTACTAGACGTACCGTCAGTATGCAGCCCAGTCCAAATTCTGCCCCTTTTGCAGACCGGCGCATCGATGCTCCAGTTGCTTCAACAAGCATCATGCGAGGCAACACCTCCACCAACGCCGTGCCCTTCCCTCTCCGGAGGAAGGAGTATGTCGCAGACATTGCTGGATCTGTCGCCTTCACCGCCACCAAGTTCTCACTTAACCCAGGACTCAGTGCAACTTTCCCCTGGGGAGCTGGGATTGCCCCGTCTTTCGAGGAGTACGACAGTGTCACCGTGGCGCTCCATTACGAGCCAGAATCTGCCTCGAGCGCAACAGGCACCGTCATCCTCGCGTTTGACTTCGACGCCGCTGATGCCACCCCCACGACCAAACAAGAAGCACTTACCTTTGCAGACAACGTCAGAGCAGCCCCTTGGGTCCCAGCCACCCTGGTGCTCAAAACAGTTGATCTACGCAAGCGTGGTCCTTTGTACGTTCGCACTGGCACTGTCGCTTCGACTGACATCAAAACGTATGATCTAGGCAATGCCTATGTTTGTACGTCTGGTCAAGTTGGCACAACGACCATCGGTGAGTTTTGGATTTCCTACCATTTCAATCTTCGCGTACCACAGCCCACGAACCTTTCAGCACAGTTTAGTGCTAAGTTTGTTGGAGCTGGTGGGTCAATTGCCGACACGACTTACCTCGGCACTACGCCAACGAAAACTGGTTTATTAGATGTAACTGGAACAGGTAAGACGATTACCTGGAATTCACCTGGACAGTTTCTTATGACTATCCAGCTGGGCGGTACCACGCTCACAAGTACTGATCCTACCATTACCGGCACGGCCACCACAACTTCTGAGGGGCCTTGTGCAGATACGGGTGGAACCTTTGGCACTTACTGCTTCATCGTCAATGTCACAGCAGTTGGCCAAACTACTATTTTGGACTTCAATCCGTCCTCAGTTACTGTGACATCCTCCACCGTGAGGATTGGTGCATACGCCTATGCCTTATCCTGAACCCGTTCATCCACTTTTCATCATTCAACATTAAAATTACTCGTAAAGAGTATAACTTCAAATAAAAATACAGATATACACACTCGTAAAGAGACTAACTTCATAAGAAATACAAAATTTAAATAAATACAAACTCCTGTCTTTACAGGGCCTTCCCAAC